GAATCTAGGGTTAAAGAGATTATTTCTCTTGGCGCTGGAAATAGAAAGACAGCTCTTCGTTGGATCTTAGAAGGTGAATTTGGTAAGGACTTAGATCATTGGACTATGCAACCTGGATATGCTTGCTATACCTTTGGTATTCCTTACTCTTACGAAAAAGAATTCGAGCCTATTGTTAAAGAGGCTTATAACCATAATACATTCGAGGAGGTTGCTTAATGAGTATTATATTAACAGATTGTGATGGGGTTCTCTTAAATTGGAGAGATCCATTCGACGCATGGATGATGAGAGAACATAACATCTTTGCAGAAGGTGATGTTCGGGTCTATGACCAACAGGAGAGATATAATAATCCTGATATTTTTAATTATGTAATGAATTTTAATGGATCAGCTAATATAGGTTTTTTACCACCCCTATATGACTCGGTTAAATATGTAAAAGAAATTCATGAAACATTGGGTTATAAATTTACAGTTATAACTTCATTATCACTTAACCCTTATGCTCAACAATTAAGAACACAAAATCTTGAGAGAGTATTCGGCGCAGAAGTATTTGATGAATTTGTTTATTTAGATACTGCAGCAGATAAAGATGATATCTTAGCTGAGTATTCTGGTTTTTACCCCAATGCATATTGGATTGAGGATAAAGTCCAAAATGCTATAGCTGGTAAGGAATGTGGATTAGAATCAATTCTAATGAAACATCCACATATTAAATTAGAAAATACCGAAGGTATACCGGTAATGTCTAATTGGAAAGAATTATACGAAACTATAAAATAATGGTTGACATTACTACAAATATGTTGTATAATTATATTATAATTTAAATAGCCAATAAGGAGGATTTATTATGGCTCATCAAGTAGAAACAATGGCATATGCAGGTGAAAAGCCTTGGCACGGTTTAGGTGTTCCTGTATCTAATGATTTAACACCACAACAAATACAAACTAAAGCTGGTTTGGATTGGAGAGTAGAAAAAAGAGATGTCTATGTAAAAACCGATAATGGCATTGATGTTAGGATAAAAGGTAAGAAAGCTCTTACTAGAGACATTGATGATAAACACTTTGATATTGTTGGTGATGATTGGAATCCTATTCAGAATACAGAAGCATTTGCTTTCTTTAATGAATATGTTGCTGCTGGTGATATGACTATGGAAACCGCCGGTGCTTTAAATGACGGACGAAGAGTATTTGCTCTTGCTAAGGTAAAAGAGTCTTTCTCTATCCTTGGTGATGATAAAGTAGATTCCTATCTTCTTTTTTCTAATCCACATGAATATGGTAGAGCTATTGATATTCGCTTTACTCCTATTCGGGTTGTATGTAATAATACTTTAACCTTTTCTTTGCAATCTGCGTCTAAGAATTTTGTTAAATTAAATCATAGAACATTATTCGATGCTGATTTAGTTAAGCAACAGATGGGTCTTGCTTCTGAGAAGTTTGCTATGTATAAAGATATGGCTGAATTTCTTTCAACTAGAAAATTCTCTGTAGAAAATCTTGTAAAGTATTATAATGATGTATTCCCACATACCTATGCTAAAGGTAAGTTAAAAGATATTAAATCAAAAGAAGATCTAAGCTTAAATGCTAAGACAGCTTTTGAGGTTCTTGAGACACAACCGGGTGCACAATATGGTGAAGGAACTTGGTGGTCTGCACTAAATTCTGTAACATATATGACTGATCATATGATGGGTCGTAATGCACAATCGCGTTTAACCTCTGCTTGGTTTGGCCAAAACGGTAGACGTAAGGTTCGAGCTGTTAATAAAGCTGTAGAATATGCGACTGCTGCCTAATGGTAGGTGAGTATGATATGGAGAAAGAGTGGTTAGATTTTATCCACTCTACCTCTATTATATACGAAAGAGACAGTGATGGTAAGTTACGGAGTGTGGCGCAGTCTGGTAGCGCATCTGGTTTGGGACCAGAGGGTCAGAAGTTCGAATCTTCTCACTCCGACCAGAGAGAAAGTTATTATGATTATATGGGAAGGCGTTTAAGAGAAGAGGATGGTAAGACTTGAAGATTTAAACATTACGTTTTTTCATATACCTAAAAATGCTGGTAGCAGTATTCAATATTGGTTAAGAGATAATTGTGATAGTGAAGTATACGATGGTGAAATAAGACATGAGACTCCTAAAAATTTAAAAGGACTATTCGATGACTTCGGATGGTCTTTTTGTGTTCTTAGAAATCCTTATGATAGAGTAGCTAGTTGGTATAAGCATTTTGTAAGACAAAATAAAATAAATGTCTCTTTTAAAAAGTATGTTAGAAGAGCAAGTGAATTTGAAAATTCTAGGTATTATAAATGGCCAGGAGAACAACTAGAATACCTAACCTGTGATTATATTATGAGATATGAAAACCTATCAAAAGACTTTAAGGTTATACAAGATAAAGTAAAATGCTATAAACCTTTAGGCCTAATAAATGCAAACGGTGGTTCTTATGTTGATCTTTATAAAGATAAAGATACAATAAACCTAGTTCGCGATCGATATCAAGTAGAATTACATAAATTTAATTATGACTTTGGAGGATAATATGAAGTGTATAAATGATGATAAAGAACCTACATTAGTAGGTATTATAGAAAAACCTGAAGATATCAATTGGGTTAATAATATTGTTCAAGGATTAAACCAGGATTTAAAAGATTCAGGGTTTGATCAATACAATTTTTCGGTTAAAAAGGAGGGTCAAAAGCTCTATATAGAAAAAGATTGACATATAAATAGTGTGAAAGGAGCCCTTTCATGGCCTATACATTTTTCCCTAAACAAAGGGTTGAAATAGAAAAAGAATTGAAGAATATATGGGATGAGAATATCATAAAAGATATTCAAAATGTATTCTCTTTACTTGTGAATAAGGCTCCAGATGGTCAACCAATTGCTATAGATCCGGATGATAAAAAAAGAAAACCGGCAATAAAAATATCTAGAGCATTTCAGGTTACCACAGATATTTCTACTATTAGAAAAAATTCTGATGTTAGTTATATAACTATATCTTTTGGAAATGGATCTAAAGGTAATAGAGGAAAAAATAATACTGGTAATGAATTTGAGGATATCTTTAAAAGACAGCTTGATAAATGGTGGGCAGGAGAAGAAGTAGAACCTATTATGTTAAAAGCCATTGAAGATATGAATAAAACCTATAAGTTAAGTGATGCTAAAACATTTGAAGTAAAAGAAGAAGGTGCAGCTAATACTAAAAGACCTTTATCTTTTGATAATATAGGACCATACGTAACTAATCCAAAAGGAAGAGGTGTAGATGTTGGAGAATCAGTTACGGATCTTACAGTAATATTAAATAATAAACAAAAAATATTTTTAAGTTTAAAATTAGGAAATACAACCACATTTTTTAATTTAGGTATAAAGAAACAAATTCCTACTAACGATGTAAAAAATAATACTATAAAAGGTGATGGATTAAAATTATTAAACACATTAGGTATGGAACCAACACGATTTTGTGATGTATTCAATGGGGTAAGAGGCGCGAGCGGAAAGATATCTACAAATAAGTATAACAAAAATGCTCTTGGAAGATTATTGAAAACTGGTATAGGTATGAATTACCATGTTATCCATAAAATAAGAAATACAATTATTTCTAAAAAAATGGATTTAAAAGCTTTAAAAGCAGCATCAACTATTCAAGGACCTGTAACAGTATATTATGGAGGTAAAGGTGGATCCGGTAAAAGGGTTCAAGCAGAATTTAAGACACAGTCTTATTTTTTTAGTATAAACCTTAGAGACACAGCAGGAGCAGGAGGATACCCAAATCGTATAATGTGCGATTTTAGACCACTATAGGTGAACAATGGATTTTGCAGAATTTATAACTGAACAAAAAAATACACATATGACCCACATAGAAGATAAAGTTATCTATGGAGGAGTCAAAGGAACACGTCAAGCAATTTTAGCTTTACGCGAATTGCGAGATATGTTAAGAGGAGTACACGATGGAGCTGTTTCAGTTAAGTGGGATGGTGCCCCTGCTATTTTTTGCGGGATCGATCCTACTGATAATAGATTTTTCGTTGCGAAAAAGGGTATCTTCAATACATCGCCAAAGGTTTATAAAACTAACAGTGATGTCGATGATGATACTTCTGGTGATCTCAATTCTAAGTTAAAAGCAGCGTTAAGATATTGTAGTGCTTTGGGTATAAAAGGTGTTATTCAAGGTGATTTTTTATATGGTCCCGGTGACCTAAAAACAGAAGTTATAAAAGGAGAAAAATATTTAACTTTTCATCCTAATACAATTGTATATGCTGTTCCTATTAAAAGTGAAGCAGCTAGGATGATTAAAGCTTCTAAGATAGGAATTGTATGGCATACTACTTACACAGGTAGTACATTTGAAAGTATGAAAGCTTCATATGGGGTAAATGTAAATGCATTAAAAACAACTAAAGCTGTTTGGATGCAAGATGCTATGTTACGTGATTTAACTAAAGTTACTATGTCAAAAAAAGATACGGAGATTGTAAATGAATATCTTTCAGAAGCTGGGTTTATTTTCAACAAGATCGCAGGATCAACCCTCAGGCAACTTGAAAAAGAGGATGAGTTACAGAGGCTCATTGAAACATACAATAATACCTTTGTCCGAAAAGGACAAGTTATTGGAGATACAGGAAGACATGTATCTGGCCTCATTAGGTGGATTCAAACAAAACACAAAGCAGAACTTGATAAACTCAAAACCGATCGAGGAAAATCTAATAAAAAAGCAAAACAAGATCTTATATTAAATTTCTTTTCTAATAAAAATAAAGTATCTTTGAAGTATATGTTTGATCTTCAGAAAGTCATTGTACTTGCGAAATTAAAACTTATAAATACTCTCAATAAAATAAACAATGTCAAAACTTTTGTTAAGACTCGTAATGGATTTAAAGTAACTGGAGCCGAAGGTTTCGTTGCAATTGATAAACTTGGTGGTGATGCTGTGAAAATAGTTGATCGTATGGAATTTTCATATAACAACTTTTCACCAGATATCTTAAAAGGATGGGACAAACCGGGAAGAAATTAAATGTCAGTAAAGTTTAAAAATTTTATAGAAGAAAAAAAATGCAAATGTGGACCAGATTGTGCCTGTGAAGGTAAATGTGATTCCAATTGTAATTGTGGACCAGATTGTAACGAAGATGTTTCTGAAGCTTTAACAATGGTTCAGAGACGTCAAAAATCTCGTACCATGAAAAAATATCAAGCTCGATTAAGAGTAGGTAGAAAAAAAGCAATGGTAAAAGCACCTAATGCTAAAGTAGTAGCACGCCGTGCACGTAAAGCCGCTAGAAACGCTATCGCTAAAAAATTGACTAAAGGTATAAACAAAGCAGACTTGACCCCCGCACGTAAAGCTGAAATAGAAAAGCGTCTTGATAAGATGGCTCCTAGAGTAACCCGTCTAGCAAAGAAACTAACACCAGGTATAAGACAAGCAGCACTTACTAGACGTAAATAAGCGGGAAGAATTATTATATGATAAACAGATTTAGTCAATTTCTTGTTGAGGAAGAAAAAACCGTTTTCTTTACATTCGGTCGTATGAATCCTCCTACTATTGGTCATGGTAAATTGCTGGACTCATTGTCCAGGAAATCTGGACGTAATCCTTATAGAATTTATCTTTCGCAATCGCAAGATAAAAATAAAAATCCTCTACACTATAAAGACAAGGTCAAGCATGTTAGGAAAATGTTTCCAAAGCATGCTCGATCTGTTATGGTTAACTCAAAGGTTAAGACAGCTATTCATGCGTTAACATCTTTATATGATGAGGGATTTAAAAGAGTCACTATGATTGTAGGCTCTGATAGAGTAATGGAATTTGATGTATTATTAAACAAATACAACGGTAAGAAATCTCGACACGGCTTTTATAACTTTGAAAAGATAATGGCTGTATCCGCTGGAGATAGAGATCCTGATGCAGAAGGTGCAGAAGGTGCTTCAGCTACTAAACAAAGACAAGCAGCTAAAGAAAATAACTTCACATCCTTTTCACAAGGATTACCTAAAGCTGTAACTAATGCTAATGCTAAACAATTATTTAATGCTGTTCGGAAAGGTATGGGATTAAAAGAACAAGCTGACTTTAAAAATCATATACAATTACAAAAAGTATCAGATCGAAGGGAAGCTTTTATAAAAGGTAACTTATTTGAATTAGGAGAACAGGTAATAATTAAGAATACCGATGAGGTAGGAATTATAACTGTTCTTGGTTCTAATTATGTTATCGTTGAAACGGCTAATATGAAATCAAGACAATGGTTAGATGCCGTAGAAAAAATTGAGGAGAAAAAACTAACACCTAACGAAAAGAAAAAAAGGGAAGAAGTTGCACAAGCCATTAAAAGAGACAATCCACAAATGCCTATGGATCAAAAAATGGCTATTGCCACCTCGGTAGCCAAGAAGGCTGTAGAAAGTAAACAGCCTGAATGGGGAACACCGGAGTCAACAGCCAAAGCAAAGTCTATAACTCCTGGAGAGAAAGGATTAGAAAAAGCCTCTAAAATTATGAGAAAACGTTTAGTTAAAAATCGCCAGATGGAACAAACCAAATATACAAAATTAATTCAGGGAGCACTGTAATGGATACGCCAGATAATATGAGTCAAAGAAGACTTCAAACTATAGCTAAAGATCCAAAGCACCCTATGCATACACACGCTGTTAGTATTCTTTCAAAACAGGATCAACACGAAGCCGCGAGTAAATTTGATCGTGTAAAAATGATGATTAATAGAGAAAAACAACGAGACGCTATTAAACATCAAAAAATGAAGAATAGAGCTAAACTTTCAGATATTAGAAACCCATAAATAAGAAAGTATATCGGTTGTGCCCGAAATAGAACAAAAATTAAGAGTAGTGCAAAAGATGACGATGGAAAAACGTTTAGATAAGATCGAAAATAAAATTGATAAACTAGCGGAAGCCATGGTATCTATTGCCCGGGCAGAAGAAAAATTACATATGATGGAAGAGAAATATAATTCTCAATATGATAGAATGAATCGGTTTAGCCAAAAGCTAGACGATATAGAAACTAAAGTAACCACCAACGCTCAGACAGTTGGCGTAATTAATAAGTTGTTCTGGGTAGCAATTATTGCTGCTGGATCAGCATACGCAGCCCAACTTTGGATGTAAACAAGGAGATCAAATATGAGCATAGAAATGATGCGTAAGTTGGCTGACGCTTATAAACTAGTCAACGAAAAGAAAATGGATCCTGTCGATAAGAAAGAGTTAAAAGGAACTCATTCGGATCGTAAAGATAAGGATATTGATAACGATGGTGATGCAGATTCATCTGACAAATATCTTCATAAGCGTAGAAAAGCTATTTCTAAAGCTATGGGTAAAGATGAAGTTAATATGAATCCTAAAATGAAAGGCAAAGAATCATCTAAAGCAGATGCAATGGAAGCAGCTGCTCCAGTAAGAGATCACTCAAAACCAAGGAAAGATGGTGAAAGAGTTCCACCTAAAGCTCAAGCTTGGCGCGATCGAATGAAAAAGAAATTTGGTGGCAATTCTGATGAGGATCCTAAAAAATCAAATGAAGAAACCGTTCAAGAAGGTCCAAAGGATGCACAAGGTAAATCTATCTTTGTAAAAAAGATAGCTAAATCCGCTGGAACCTCTTATGAGAAAGCAGGCGCTATCGCAGCTGCTGCTGGTCGTAAGCGAATGGGCAAAGCTAAATTTGATGCTAAAGCTGCTGCCGGTCGAAGAGCCGCTGCAGAATCAATTATAGCACCTGTTTATGCTAAGATTCTTGAAAAGAGACATGGCGGAGAAGGTGCTCCTAAAGAAAAATGGGATGAAAAGGAAAAAAATAATAAAGGCGCAATGGATATGCGAAAGGATATGAAAGCGGGTAATCCAGATATAATTGATAATCCGGAATCTGAAAAGCTTAAAGATCCTTCAAAAAAAGCTCCTTTAAGAAAAGGCGATAATGCTCAAGGTGATAAAAATATTATCCCATCAGCAACTCCTGCGAAAGGAAATTAATTATGTCTATTAAAGCTCCCGGTTGGTGTTCTGGTGCGCAACCTACATTAAGGGGATGGGAAGATCCAAATTCAGGAGAACTTCTCGTCTCTGCTAGGCATACTCAGGATCAAATAGATGCGTTCCACGGTGTTCCATCTATACCTGAGGTAAAAACTATTAAACCAACGCCTCCACCACCGCCAATAACTATTGATGAACCTGCTGCCGAAGAGGACGCTTTAGATGCAGGATATACAGATGATGAAGGCCTTGAAGATATGTTAGATGAGATTGATGATAGTCCAGAGGTTACCATGGATGAATTACAATCAATGTCTAAAATAGAACTAGAGCTTTTAGGTAGAGAACATGGTATTGAATTAGATCGGCGAAAAAGAAAAGCTGATTTAATTATTGAATTGAAAAAGATTAAGAAAGTAGGCATCTAAATAAAGTAAAATACTTTAGGATGTCCAATGCAATTATTTGATACTTTAGATAATAAAAATATATTAATATACGCTGCGAAAAATTATTATAAACCTAATTGTGCAGACGCAGATGAATTTTATAATGATATAAAACGCTTTATGTATTTGAAGAGACTATTCAATAGATATGATAAGACGAAAGAATTATCAGAAAGATTAGTATTAAATCATTTAATAGTAATTTTTAATGTCTTTGATATTAACCCTAGTCTTAAAATGCTAGAGTTTCATATTGATAATAAGTATTGGTATATTTTAAAACCCTTTTTAATTTATTTAAATTATATTAAAAATAATGAGTATACAAATATAAACATGGATAAAGAAATTGTAGATAGACTAAGGAAAATTTAAATGGGTATATTAAAAAGAGCTGGAGACCTAGTCTATACTTTTAGATTTCTTCGTTTATTAACAACATCATTTGAAGATACTGAAGCATTTAAAAAAGGTATAATAGATAAAGACGGAAAAAGGAAAAAAGAATTTAAATTAGATACTATGGATAACAGAGATGATTATTCAAATTATTACACTCCGTTTCATAGGTTAGTATTTAATATAAAAAAGATAATGGCTAAAGCACCTGGAGGTGGTTCTAAACTAGCTTCATATGCTGCAGCTTTATATCTTTTAAAGGAAGAATTTGGCATATCAGACAAAAAAATTAAACAAGGTCTGGCCGAGATTGGGATAGATCCTCTAGATTTTTTAGAAGAAAACTCTAGCTGGTTTATATTAGATGATAATAAATTAGCACCAGGAACCTATAAGGTATTAGAAAGTAAACTATTGAATTCAACATTAGATGAAATTGTAAGACCAAGAGATAGGGTTAAAATAGACGAAGATTGTTTTCCGGTGAGTGATGTATTTGGATTAAATATATATAAAGCAACACATATAAAAACAAGACAACCTGTTTATGTTACTGTAGGAGAACTAGCAAGATGAGACATTTTAAATCTTATGTAGAAGATATAAAAGATCTACCTAAAGATAAGAGACGGGCGTTACAAAAAGCGGCATCTACAGCTTCTAAAAAAGTAACATTAGCCGGTCCTGGTGGAACAAAAATTCATATGAAAAAGGATGGTGATTCCTGGAAACAAAAAGACGAAGCAACTGGTCTTTCAAGGGATACATTATCTAGTTATTCAGCCAAAGCATCTGATGCTAGGCTTCATAAAAAACTTCCAATTAAAAAAGTTGATAATAGATATTCTGGGGTTGCAAAAGCTTCAAAGCATCTAGATGATTATAATAGTGGTAAGATGAAAGAAGAAACGCATGACCCAAAACATGTAAAAATGGCTATTGGAATTGCTTCTGATCCACGTTATAAACAAGGTAATTATACTGGCGCCCACAAACAAATAGAAAAAATTAAAAAGGGTTTAGCTAGTCATCCTCAAGTAGCTGCGGTTCTAAAGAAACAAAATGAATCAGCTGATGAAGATGAACATTTAAAAAATGCACAAGCAGGTTATGATAAGTATAAAGGTTCATTAGGTAATATATTTAAAAAGCATGGATTTAAAAGACCTACTAAAGATACCCAAAATAGAGTCAAGCCAGCACCTACAAAAGTAAAAGAAGATGTAAATGAAGGAACCGAATTTGGTCAAACTAAATGGGTTGCTGTAAATCGACATGCTGGTCCTAAAGAAATGGGTGTTAGTGTTCAAATAACAGGATTAAACGGCCAAGGGAAAGCTAATATGGATCTATTAAAACAAAAAGGTGCTTATGTTAATTTCCCGGTAAAGGATATTCCTAAAGTTATTAAAATGCTTCAAAAGCTACATTCAGATAAATAGTGAATACGCAAGTATAAGAAGGAGTAATAAATGGAAACATTAAATACAATCAGGGGATGGGCATCCGCACTAGCAGACGTTGGTGTGAGTGTTGCAGCACTTGCAATCATACTCGAAGTTCTGGGTCTAGGCAATATGCCTTTTATGCCAGCGAATATGAGTGTAGTCGATAATGTCTCTGCGATGCTAGCTAGTCTAGGATCACAAGGTGTTATGGGATTAATCGCAATATGGGTCTTATGGGCTATATGGCATAGAAAGAGTGCATGATTTAATTAATGACTTTATCCAAGAACATGATTAATTTCTTTGAAAAGCAGGACAAGGGCACTGGTCTGAGTCCTGCTTTAATGAATAGATATAAGAAAGCTGCTTCGCAAAGTAATTATGTAGCTAATCAAAGATATGGTAGAATAAGTAGTACTTCTGGTTTAAGTAAAAAATATAAAGATTCTAAATTATCAGACCAACAAAAGGTAATGAAAAAACGTGATAAAGGTTTGAATATGGCTG